AAAACAATATTTTTAAATGGATATAGAAAAAGATTTAGGACCTGAAGGGATTTCCGCAGCAGTAGATACCAACGAAGAAGAACAGAGCCAGCTTAATTCTTTAGGCGGCGTATTGTCTAATAAGTATTTTGAGTACAAAGATGCTCGAGACGATATTGAAGACGATTGGATTGAAGACCTAAGAGCATTCATGGGTCAGTACGATCCAGACGTTCTGGGCAAGATTCAAGAGAAAGGCGATAGATCGCAAGTCTATGTTGGTTTAACGAGAACAAAAGTATTGGCTGCTTTCTCCAGAATTACAGATTTATTATTCCAGCCCGGTCAAAAATTCTTCACAATTGAACCAACACCAATAGCTAAACAACCCATCGTTGAACAGGAACTTACAGAGAAAGCTGCACTAGAAATTATGCAAGCAGCTCAGGTTATCGATCCCGGTTTAGTAGACGATTTAATTAAAGCTCGATTCGTTGAGCTCAAAGAAGAACTCAAAGAAGAAACCGATAGAAGAGTTGATAACATGGAAGAGGCTATCCTCGACCAAGCATTGGAACAAAACCTTGAAGGTAAAATGAAAGATGCCATCATGGAACAAGTTATCTTTGGTACCGGTGCTATGAAAGCAGGTACACTTAGAATTGAAAAAGATCACAAATGGATTAAAGGCGATGAAGGTTTTAATTTAATTTACGAAGAAAGCCCAATGCCCGAAATGGAGGCTGTATCTATCTTTGATTTGTACCCCGATCCACACGCTACCTCAGTTGATGATATGCGTGACATCTTTAGAAGACACATTATCTCAAGACAAGAGTTTGTTGATCTCAAAGACTTTCCGGGATTCAATGCGGATGAAATAGATTATTGCGTTGAAATGTATCCCGATGGCAACCACGATGAAGCACAACATGAAAAAGATCGTAGAGAGATTGCCAACGTTAAAGATCGCTCTACCCAAACAAATAAATTTGAAGTTCTAGAATATTGGGGTTCACTCAATGGTTACGATCTAGAAGAAGCTGGCGTTGAGTTTGACGAAGACGATGACCTAACACAAGAATATCAAGCCAACATTTGGATAGTGGAAGATAAAGTTATTAAAGCACAACTTAACCCACTTCCCGGCGGAGTGATCCCTTACTTTATTTTCCCATACGAGAAAAACCCTCACGCCTTCTGGGGCACAGGGGTGCCACGTATGATGCGTGATTCTCAGCAAACAATGAATGCTGCTACTAGAATATATCTAGACAACGTGGCTTTATCATCTGGTCCTATGGTTGAAGTTAATACCGATATCATGGCATCTGGTGAAGACCCAACAGAATTATATCCATGGCGAGTATTCTTAAGAGAAGGCGGTGATGGCAATCAACCTATGGTTAGATTCTATCAACCACAATCAAACTCACCTGCATTGGTTTCAGTGATTGAATTGTTTAGAAGATTCGCAGACGAAACCACAGCATTGCCATCTTATACACACGGACAAACACAAAGCTCATTAAACAGAACGGCTACTGGTATCTCTATCCTTATGAGTAATGCCAACATCGTTCTTAAATCAGTCATCAAGAATATTGATGATTACCTAACAAAACCAATGATACGTAGTCTTTATGACTGGAATATGACTTGGAACGATGACGAGATGGTCAAGTCAGATATGCGTGTTGTTGCAAAAGGTTCCACAGCCCTGATTCAGAAAGAAGTACAATCACAAAGATTGTTACAATTCTTATCACTGATTAATAATCCGATGGATGCACAAATGGTTGATAGAGAAAAACTATTAACTGATATTGCTAAATCTCTTGATATTGATCCGGATGAGGTAATTAAATCACAAGAGGAGTTAATGAATGAGCAAGCATTACAACAAGCTATCCTTGCCAGCCAGCAGGGCGGTCAAGCAGGTCAAGTCCAAAATGCCGAAGGAGTGGTCGGTCCTGATGGAAGAAATGGAGTCGCTCCGCCAAATGGAGAGGGACCAGTTGGAAATAACGGAGGACTTCCGGTTTAGTCAAGGTCGTTGCGACATCTTAAAGTTTATAGTATCTTTAGACGAGATTGCTGATAAAGTAATCAACTCGTTAGGATCCCGTAGGGACACACCTAACATTTATAAGTAATTTTAATCGATACCCCAAGGAGGACCGATAAAATGGAAAGAGAAAAAACTAAAGGCGAGTTAATCGCTGAAAAGCTTGAAAAAGAAGCTGATGAGATGATGAAGCAAATTCAAGACTCTCAGACGGAATCTGAACCTGAAGCCAAAGGGCTAGCTACCGAAGAGGCTGAAGAAACAGACACCCCAGAAGAAGTTGTCGAAGATGTGGAAGCTTCACCCGATGAATCTCAGGAAACTGAAGAATCATCTGATCAGAATATAGAAGAGGTTCAGGAAGAAGAAACTAAATCCGATAAGGGTTTATTATCTGCTGACCAATGGGAAGAACGGTACAAGAATGCTCAGGCACGAATGACCAAAGCTACCCAGAGAGAAAAAGAACTCGAAGCCAAAATAGCTGAGATGAATAATAAAATCACGGCTATGGAAAGCATGAAGTCTGAAACTCGTATTGAGCAACAGAAAGAAGAGGTTAACGTTGATCTCGGTGAGATAATGAAAGATTATCCAGAGATTGTTAAACCACTTCAAAAATACGTAGATGCTCGCATCTCCGCTGTTGACAATAAAGTGAATCAGGCTACAGAAGAAGTTCTGAAAGCTCAGAAAGAAGAAGCAGATAGGAAGCACTATGCAGCTATTGCTGATGTGCATCCCGATTGGAAGTCTGTATCAGGTAGTGATGATTTCGCTATATGGTTAGAAAGACAATCAAGAATGTGGCGTAACGCTGCTTCTGAAGGTGATGCTCAAGACGTTGTAGCACTCTTATCAAAGTATAAAAATGATTTAGGTCTGGTTTCCAAAAAAGTTTCCAAAGAGGAATTAGTAGAAAAGGCTAAACAAAATGTTGAACCTTCACTCTCTAAAGCCCGGAAGCAAAATGTAGGTAGTAGCAAAAGAATTTGGACTGCCCAAGAAATCGGCAGACTTTCTGATAAAGAATATCGAAAGCTTGAGAAAGAAATTGATCAGGCATATGCTGAAGGCAGGGTAAAGCCCAAGTAAATTTGCTATTTTAGATTAACTTTTTTTTATATTTACGAGGTAATTAAAAATGGCATATTCATCTAGTAGCGGAAGTTTTTCTTTCGCAGCAGGCGAACAGCATTTCATACCTGAAGTATTCTCTAAGAAGTTACAAGCTAAGTTTTACGCTCAGACCGTTTTATCTGAGGTAACAACTAACGAGTACGAAGGAGAGATTTCAGGGTTAGGTAATAAAGTTAACATTAGAGCAGTTCCTGCTGTTACAGTAGCGGACTACACAGGATCCTTATCCTATGCTGATGTTACTTCATCTACCATTGAGTTAAACATCGACAAAGCAAAAAGCTATGCTTTTAAAGTTGATGACATTTTAAGAGAGCAAGCCGATATCGACTTCATGAACGAAGCATCAAAAGATGCAGCTCAAAACATGAAGATTGAGATCGAGCAAGATGTTTTTGCAAATGTAGCAGCTGGATCATCTTTAACAGATGTGAACGCAACTCCATCAAACATTACAACATCTAACGTTCTTGGTTTCATTCTTGAAGCTGGTCAAAACCTTGATGAAAATAACATTCCTGAAGAGGATAGATTTATGATCATCAACCCAGCAGTAGCTTCAGTGTTGAAACAGTCAGAACTAAGACAAGCATACTTAACAGGTGATGCAGTATCACCATTAAGAAATGGCTTTATTGGTATGGTTGATAGATTCAGAATGTATGTTTCTAACAACCTAAGTACATCATCAGGTGTTTCATCTGGTCTGTACGGACATCCAAAAGCTATTGCTTATGCTTCTCAGTTTACTAACACAGAATCAGTAAGACTTGAGTCTTCATTTGGTGACGGTGTTAGAGGACTAGCTGTTTACGGATACAAAGTTGTCCTACCAACAGCACTCGGTGAATTTAAGCTACAAACAGCTTAATATTAACTATGGGGAGCTTCGGCTCCCCCTTTTTATTTAAGATGCCAAGAGGATCTAAAAAAGAAAAACTTGAGAGATCATTAAAGACTCAAGGTCAAAAAAAAGGATTAAAAGGTGCTAGATTGAATGCCTATATTTATGGTACCTTAACAAAAGTAATGGGACCCAAAGGTGCTAAGAAAGCATCTCGTTCCGGGAAGATAAAAGCAAGGAAGAGAAAATGAAGAAAGACGAACTTATAAAGTTAGCAAAAGAAAAATTTAACGTTTCATTAAACCCCAAAGACAAACTAAAAGACTTAGAAGCAAAGGTTGCTTCTTTAGAAGAGTCTAACGTTGTCGTTGAGGAAGAGCCAGTACAAGAGTCTGGTAAAAGAGTTCCTATCGCTTCAAAGGGTGAGCACGGTAAAGTAGTTCCATGGAACCCAAAGCATAGAGAAGAATTCTGGACTTTTATTTACGATAAAAGATCTTTATCCGATGAGGAGAAAAAACAACTAGGCTTATAATATGGCAACAGTAAAAGTAATAGATTTAATTGATAGAGCAGAAGAGATTCTGCAGGATACGACCAATGTCAGATGGTCTCAACAAACTCTCTTAGATTATCTTAATGATGCTCAAAGAGAGATAGTGTTATTTAGACCCGATGCAAATCCTGTCAATGCATCTTTTACTTTGACAGCCGATAGTGCTAAACAGTCTTTACCAAGTGCAGCACTAAGATTATTATCAATCTACAGAAACTCTAATCCAACTTCTAAGCCTATAACAAATATAGAAAGAAGAGTTTTAGATGATCAGATAGAAGACTGGCACGGTACAACCGCAACAAACGTAGAGCATTATGTGTACGATCCATTAGATCCAAAAATATTTTATGTTTATCCACACACAACAGCTTCCGATGCAACTATAGAAATTGTTTATAGTTCTTCACCAACAGATATCACAATTAGTAACTTTAGTTCTGATACTACAGTAATATCCTTAGATGATATTTATGCTAATGCTATCTTAGACTATATGCTTTACAGGGCTTATCAAAAAGACACAGAGTATGCTGGAGACTTGCAACGATCAGGAGTTTATATGCAGTCTTTCCAAAACTCACTGGGAATTAAAAATCAAGTTGATGCCGGATCTTCCCCAAGACCATCAACACCAGCTCAATAATGAATAATGGCAGTAACAAAGAAAATAGAAACTTTAGTACCGAAGGTCAAAAGAGAAGTTCCTAGCTGTCCATCTTTCTTAATAATTGAAGAATTAAGAAATACGCTTATAGATTTTTGCGTCAACACAGACATATATTTAAAAGATCTAACCCTTTTACAAATAGTTAAGAACGTTAATGAATACGAAGCGGGTGATTTAGATATCCCGGCTGGAACTGAGCTTAATCATATTTTAGATATTTATAAAGAATTTTCTGAAAGCACAGGAACCCAAATATCTCAAAAAAGATATACAAGACTAGAAGCCAAAGCCCAGATCGGTGGAGTTTCAATATTTGATTTTTATGGCAAGGGTGCTGTCAGGTATTACACTCAACGAGATCAAGAAGCTATTTTATTTGCCCCGACTCCAACAGTGAATGAAAAAGTTTATGTGCTTTATTCGCTTAAACCAAAACAAACAGCAACAACAATACCCAACATAATTGCTAATGAATATATGGAGACCATTGTACATGGTGCTTTATACAGACTACAAATGATGAAAGATAGCCCTTGGACAGACTTACAAGCAGCAGATCTTAATAAAATTATGTATGATAAAGGTGAAGCAAGAGCAGTACGTAAAACAAAATATGGAAATGTAGGTGCTCCACTAACTGTTAAATATCAGGAGTTTGTATAATGGCATATT